CAAGCTCGATATTCAGTATATAGCCTTTCGGTGCCAGTGAGTAGCACTGCTTCCTCAGCGTGTATCCCAGCGGAAACTTCGGTGTTCCGATGCTTATTCCTACCGGGTAATACTTGCCACTCTGTAATTCCTTGTTGCTATACCTGCTAATCCAAATTGCCATCTCAATCACTCCTTTTATGCTGGTTGTTTATAGTTTTATTATACTATACAGACCTGCCTAAGTACACTGAAATAGCCTTATTTAACCGATTGTTCATATTTCCTCTTCGGCTAACTGGCAGGGATTTCGCCCTGCCGTGCCTGCCGTTGGGAAGAAATACAACTGGCTATTTTTAGGGGTGACATTTGGGTTATCGGCTAATTAGCATATTACCACTTGGTAATTCTTTATGCAACCTACTCATTTTCTACCAGGTTGTTTTACAGCCACAGGGAGCGTTTAGAAATCCGCACCCAGTAAGTAAATAGCCACAATGCCACATGCTATTCCTATGTCCTTGTAGACGGTCTTATCGCTTATGTTTTCTACTTCCGAAATCTCCTGCACCGTATAAGGTTTTTCGTCCAGGTACATCATGCTTAACTCTCTATAACGGCGTTTCGCCTCTTCGCTTCCGCTCTTTTCGCACTCCTCACGGTACATTTCGGTCGCTTTTTCTATCCGGAACACGCAGTATAAATCCTCTTCACGCTTGCGCTCCGTATCTTTGATTGTCCTCTCGGACTTTCCTGCTATCTCTCTTGTGTTTCCCATAAGGTCCTCAATGAACTTCCATCTCAGTTCTGCCTGCTCCTCCGGAGTGAACTGCTCTCCATCCGATAATGTCGCCTTGATTCTTCTGTACGAGCTGAGCAGTTTCTTTGTCTTTCTGACTTTGCTATCTTCCTTCTTTCTCCTACGCTCTTCCTTCTTCTGCTCTTCCTTGTATGCCCTTACACCTTCCTTGGCACCGATAGCAGCTATTTGGTTGATCTGTTCCTGCGTTAGTGGGAAGATTGCTTCGCCCTTTGCCTTCTCCTTATTCTCCGTTGCCATAATGTCGCCTCCTTGACTTTTCTCGCATTTGCGAGTATAATATTCTCAGTCACGAGTCGTTCCTATCAAAGGGGCGGCTTTTCTTTTTCTCAACGGTTTCTTGCCTTGCAGGTGGCAAAGTGTGATATGTAGCCAAAGCCTTCTGCGCTCTCGGATGATACCTTATCAGCACATACGACCTCGCCTTCCGGCGTAACTATCTTCTCCTTTGCCTTCACTCCTGCTCCTGGCCTGCGGTAGCTGATCATCGTTGGGTCTACCGGCATATTCTTTCCAGCCTTTGTCTTAACCCACATAATATGACACCCGCAGTTCCTGCAAGTCCCGAACGGATCATGGGACCTCATGGGATTTTATCACTCCTTTCTTACATCACATTCCATTATTGCTCTCCTATATTCCAAACACTATCAAAGCTACTATTCCCGCTATAAACATGATCGGTGCCAGGACGATAAACAGTACTGCTCCTACCATTCCTATAAACTCGCCTACCCTTGTTTCGTCGCAGGTATCTATACCACCACATATGAAATACTGGCCTTCGCCCGTTTCCGGATCAATTACTCTATCGCAACACTTTCCATTGCATCCATACATTTGTTGCCGCCTCTTTACCGCTTCCTCTTCGGTCTCTTTGTGCCTTCGCACCTATTTCACCCCCCCCCGCTCAATTTTCTTCAATTCTTCAATGCTGATGATTCTGCAGTCCGGGAGCATGATGTTCGCATCTCCCAAGTTGACTGCAGTACCTTCAATTCTCATTTTTGGATAGCTCACCAGCACCGAGCATTCCTGCGCTATTCTATATGCGTTATCTGAGATAATCTTCCGGACTCTCTTCTGATCTGCTACTGAGGTTCGCTTACCGTTGACCGGTATCTTCCGGAACTCAGCCTGCATCTCAGTCTCTCCTTTGTATATCCGCTCATACACGTATAAGAAACCTCTTGCCATATCGCTTATCCTTTCTCTTCGTCCGCTACAATCTTTGCCTTTTCTCCGGTATCTTTAATCTCAAGCATCACGCCAGGCTTCAAATATGCGATTGCTACCGGATGCCCGAAGAAATCCTTTGCAGCTCTTCTCAGCTTTTTCTCATACTTTGCCATCTTCTTTGCAGCATGCGCTCTTACCCATTCTCTCGCAAATTTCATCTGTTCCATATCACTCTCCGGTGTATTCATTCTGCCTCCTTACTTTCTGTTCGGTTTCTTAATTCTTTCAATCTCCTGCAGGGAAGGTTTACCTACGCACTTCTCCATACCAGCCGCCAGTTCCTTTGCTCCTGGGTTGTTCTTCTCGACTTCATCTGCCAGGTGGCGCAGGACTAAAACTATCAGTCCCGCGTCGTTCTTGGCGTATGGAGATATGCTGTCGATAACCCTCTCTGAGTAATACTGCAGACCGTGACTCACCAGGTTCATTGCCTGCTTGGTCTTGCCCTTTGCAATCAATTCATTGCCTCTGTCCACATAACTGCTCACTCTTGGTTTCATCAGTCCCATATCTACTCCTCCGGATCTTCGTAATCGTAACCTTCTGTGTCTGCATCTCCCAGGATGTCGTCTGTAATATCCTCCGGCTCTTCCTCGTTAGGTTCCTCGGCCGGTGTATCTCCCGGCTCTCCGTTGTTCTCTTCTGACGGCGTTTCTTCTGCAGGTTGGGTATCTGTTTTCTCGGTCTCCGCAGGCTTCTCTTCATCTGCCGGTCCAGGTAACGCCGGTCTTACATCTGCATCGATGTATGTACCGTCGATAATATCCTCGTTTCCTTCACCTTCCTGCTTCTGACCTTGCATGAAGTCTGAATCAAAAATCGTTCTCTGCTGGGTGTTCGCAATCGGCTGTAATACATAACAACCAGTCTCTTCATCCATAACCATCTCCATCTCGTTATTGAGATTTCCACCTTTCTCGTCGGTAATCTTTACTGCAGATGTGACTTTGTGCTTGAACTGCGGCTTGCTAATCTCCCTGGACTCTCCCTTGATATTCGGGTCATAGTTCGGGATAAACTCCTTTACCATGGTAACGTCAATCTTAATTGTCATACTTCCTTCGTTGGACTGCTTCTCAATCATGTTTCCAAGAAGTCTCTGCAGAACAAAATTCATATCGTGCTTCATATTCTCGAAGGTATTGCTGTCGAAATCCAATTTCTTGTCAAAATCATTCATCACTTACTCTCCTTTGCAATCTTGCCGTATTTGATATTGTTCTCATTCATAAAAGCAATCAGTTTCCCCAGCTGCTCCTTAGTTCCGTCTGCAAAGAAACGTACTCTGTACTTCTTTTCCTGCTCAGGTTCTTCTTTTGGCGCAAACGGATCAACCACCTGCGCTGCTGGTTCCGCCTGCGTTTCTCCGGCTACTGCCTGGGCGAATGCCGATTTTTCAATAGACTCAATCACCTTACCCATTTCGGACTGAGGTTCTGTCTGTTCGACTTCTGCGGCGGCTTCCTGTGCTTTCTTAGCTTCTGCCGCTTTACGCTCCTCTTCTTCTGCCTCGCGCTTTGCCTGCTCCTCAGCTTCCTTCTGCTTGCGGATTTCTTCCTGGCGTTTTCTCTCGGCCTCTTCCTCAGCCTTACGACGCTTGTCTGCTTCCAGTTTTTCTTCCAAGTCTGCCAGTCTCTTGTTCTCTGCCAGTGCCTTGCTGAGGTCCAGGGTCTTGATATACACATCCTTCGCATTCAACTTATACTTACTATCCAGGATGTCGATAATCTCCAAATCTGTCTTAACCGTGTCGATCTTGTCCACAATTTCCTTCTGTGCGGTTGCCAGCTTATATGTCTGATTAAGGTAACGGCTGTCGAAAATCTTTTCAAACGGCAATACCTCGGCCAAATCTCCGATATTTTCATCGTAGGTAGCCTTGATAGCCTCTTTCTTTTCTTCCTTCTGTTTTTCCTCGAACGCCTTTACCTGCTGGTCGATCAGTGCGACCGGCTCATTGATAAGTGCCGTGATTTCATTTAACTCTGCCTCGAACACTGCATAAGGTTTATTGATGATGTTCTTTACCTGCTTTCTTCTCTCCTCAATAGCCTTAATGAGCTTGTTCAGCTCTGCCCTGTCATTCTTCGCTGCCTTAATGTTTTCCTCGGTGTAAACCACATTCTCGTAACCGGCGATCTTGGCTCTTACTGCAGCCTCCAACTCTTCCTTGTTCCACTGAATGCGTCTGAGAAAACCATCCTCTGTCGGGTTAATCAGTCTGAACTCCATTTTCCCTGCCGGTACTACCGCTGTCTCAACAACTTCTGCTTCCACTGTTTCAGTTTTCTTTCTTCCTGCCATTGTCTACCTCCTAAATTTGATCCGGTCCTACGACCTTTATCATCACATCAATCCTCGGCGTTTCTGAGTAAAACTTCCTTACCTGTGCATCCACAACTGCCGAATCATCGTGGTACGCTACCAGGTTTAGACTGTCGCAAACAATCTTGCCGATATTATCCCAGTCCGGCTTCTTGGTTGGTCTGATCCTGTGTTCCAACATTTCCCTGCGTTTCTTCTTGCTGGTAGACTTCGGAATTTC